AGCTAATAGATTTGCATCACCTTTAATAGTCTGCTTCCCAGACAGATATACACCAGCGTCTATGTTCTGGTCTTCCGTTCCCGGTGTTATGGTCTGTGCTGTCAATCTCTTAATCGTTCCCGTTACTTTTCCATCGGGACCGCAAGCCACGGTGTTCTCTAACATCTTACTCGCAATCGCATTAACGTCCGGCGCAGATACTGCAAGGTAATACACGCCATCCTGTACACCAGCATTCGGATAGGAGTCGGAAGAATCACTGGATATGTAACCAAGTAGATCTGTCCCTTTCTTACCAGTTGCCCCCTTTTCGTCGGATAATGTTAATACGTAATAATCTGTTCTGTATCCATACGGCCTGTACAACACGCTCTTTGTTTTTCCGTTTGTTGCCCCTGTCGGAAGATAATATTTATTTATTCCAATGCTATTATCTAATTTATAATATCCGTCTTCTGTAATTGTTGCTCCCGTGTATTCCGTTGTGGAATATCCGGATGGTCTATCTTTTCCAACATCTTCAGATGTTTTTACCCATCCAATCAATTCCGTGTACTTTGCCCAGACATATTCGCCTTTTCCAGTTTTATCTACCTCTGTGCCACCTGTTCCATCGCCAGTATACGTTCCAGATACACCAAGGATGCTTATACCGCTCTTAATGTTGCCAGGAATAATCTTGTCTCTTTCTGCTTCTGCAATTGTTACGGATCCATCACCGTTATGGTAGCCTTCCGGAATTATATACGCCCCGGTCTTCTTAGATATCGTGCCAGCTGTAGCGCCTCTGTTCGTCATCGTTCCGGTTATTTTTCCAGATGCTATATAAGCGGTCTTTTCTTCCAGAATATTACTTGCTACCGCTGTTGCGTCAGATGTATCTGTGCCACCGCCAGAAGTGCCCGCTTCGTAAGTGCCTGTAATCTGATCGCCGTTCTTATCGTGCGCTGTTACACCTTTTAACAACTTACTTGCAGTTACGGTATCTTTTGACAAGTCCATTACTGTTCTTGGTCCGTAATTTATTTTACTAACTCCCATAGCTACCTCCTAACCGATCTGTACCGTTGTTGATCCAGATTCTGTGGTTTCTTTATAAGGGATTTCTTTAACAATTACCTCTGACAATGCATCATATCCGTCATCTGGTCTTATTACCTGTTCATTCACAGTAGGTGAAATTGTTTTTGACTGTGTAACAACTGTTCCACCAGCATTGGATGTCCCGCCGTAAGCGATAATGTAATTTACACGACACATGGTTTCTTTCGTTGTAAGTCCGTTAAAAGTCGCATACCATGATCCATTCAGATATGTAGCTCCATCAAGATGCAGTGTCATCTGACCGTCACCGTTTGCAAAACTTACTGCTGTATTTGCATTAGAAGCACCCGTAATTCCAAGAAGATTATTTATATCAGAATCCGAAAAAACCTCTACACTGTTTGAGTTTGTTGGAATTTTGACGACAATAGTTCCACATTTTGTTACGCATCGAAAATTCATTTTTGCATTCAAATTATTCAGGCTTTTTTCTACGTTTTTTATTCTATCCAATATCGTATCTATACTTGGTTGAATAGATGTACCCCGTATGACTTCTTCTATACTTAGTCCATTTATGTGCACAAATAACAGATGTCCTTTATATTGTTTTCCACCATAGTATATAGAGTCATTTGTCCACCGAATTTCGTCGTTGTAATTTTCGCCAAGAGCTACCGTCTTCCCTTTTATAATTTCAAATTCTACTTTTTCCACACCAGAATCATTTGTATATTTTATAAATACGTGATCGGTACGCTTTTTCCCTTGTCCTGCTGGTTCAAAATTTAAAGTTGTACTGTCATTCACTTTTGTCCAGACGTGTCTCCCCTGTAGTAATGCATCGCCATCTGCTATTCTTATCGATGTACTTGATACAATTTCCGCTTTAAATTGATTCCCTGCTTCAAGCACGTAAAAATCGCTGCCGAATATATCTCTGTATAACGATCCATCAGCTGCAGCCGAAACCTCAATACCGTTTCCTGTATTCAAATTAATTGCCATCTTAATCACCAACCTTATACGTTACTGTATATCTATCGTTTTCAATTTTTACAATTTCACTATTTATGATTTCCTTCATCGCCACGCCTGTCTGTCTGTTTTTTCCACCGACAATATCTCCTATGTCAACATCTAGTCTGTCAAATTGCGCTGTAAGAGAATCGCTATTTTTCAATTCATTCAGTTTTTGAATACCTTGTTTTCTGAGTTCTTCATCGGATTCTATATTTCCATATTCATAAATTTCTGTTATTTCAGATACTCCTTTATAATATGGGGCATCAACTATGTTACCAGAACTATCTGCGTATAGATGTATCACGGTACGTTCCGCAAGCTCTCCACCGCCGAGACAGATCAGATGATTTACACCACCTCGATTCTGCTCGAAAATAACTTGCATACCATAATCATCAGAGTATTCATATTTTTCGGATAGATCCTCTATTTTGGTAGCACTAATTTGTACTTTCGCATCTCTAGTAACCGTACACACAAGCTTGGCATCGACATTTGATAACATCTTTTTGATACCCGCATACATGTCTGTATACCGTTCAAATTGGTTACTTGATATTTTTATACCTGCATCATCTGCAGGCACAATAAAAAGGTCAGATAATCCGACCTTTTCTATAAGTTGTTCCAGTATTCTATTCGCATCACCGGATACTATATAATAGTCCTGACCACTCTCAGGCTCAATGATTTTCTTTTCGAGTATCCCCCTGAAAGCACGACCAGAATAATAGACCTTGTTCTTCTTGGTATCTATTTTCACATCATCGACAATACCACCGTATTCTGTATTTTCTACATACCATATACTGCCGTGAGACATGCAATGATTCTTTAAATTCATACCGATCTGAAAATCATTATCTTTTCCAATATCCAAATCTATTGAATACTTATGTAGCTCACCTTGCGGTAATCCGCTTGAATCTGTATATATTACCATCCCGGTTCACTCCTTCTATCCAAAAGTATTAAATCAAATCCAAAAGTACCGTCATATTGCACGGCATTTTCACCTGTAGGAATTTTTTCAAAAATATATGATTTTTTATCTGCTTCCCAAAAACGATTTTCTATGCTTCCATTCTGTTTTATCAGTTTAATTGTCCTTTTATTGGAATCAATTTCAACTCTCTGCCCTTTCTCTATTGATGTATTTATTTGATACACATGACTGCCGATTGTAATAGAAGGGTTTGTCACATCACCGTAAATTCTTAATCGAAAATCGCTTTCCACAAAAAACGGATTAACAACGCTGCTGCTCTGCACATAAGAAGAATAGGTATATGGATAAGAATATTCGTACTCTTTTTTCTTGTCATCCTGTGTTGCATCATTCTTCAAAAACATGAATTCTTTTTCTGTAATCCAGTCCGACGAATCAGAAATAATATTCACCGTAAGAACCATATATCCATTGCAATAATAATAGTTAGATTTCTTGGACGCATTGAAATAACAGGATGTATAATATCCGTTTATTTCCAGTTTCCCCGGTGTTTCTGCGAGAATATCACGCTCAAAGACCTCATATATACGGTTTCTTATGTTCAAACCTTCTTCTTCGTTTGCCGCAATAATAATTGTGGCATTTTTCTTTGTGACACCTTTATGGAAATTTGTAATTTCATCATAATCACTATCATATAACCACTCATAGTCATAGAACTCACTGTCATTCAAGAAAATTCCACCTGAACCAAACTCTATAGTCTGGTTCAGGTGATTTGTGTAAGTGGCTTTATTAAGCATATTTTCTCACCAACCTCGCAACTTCACGCCCTTCCACATCAAATTCAACATAATTTGTTAACACGTCAATCATAAGTTCTCTTAATCCACCGTTCTTCATCCATGCATATATCATCTTTAATACTTCCGCTGATTCTAAATCATTATCTGAATCCTGAACTGCGGAGTTGATCATATCCATAAGGCTCTGTGTTCCGACAACCGTTTCACTTCCGGCTTCACCACCTGCCAAGAACTGATTTGACTTGGCATTATAACCGAAAATAGTAGGCTGATTCATGATCATACCATCGTCCATTGCTTTCTTGTACCATTCAATACCAAAGTGCGGTACACTTGGTGGTGTCAGGCTGAAAGAACCGCTGATTGAAATATGTGGTAATTTGAGTTTTGGCAATGACCACGAAAAATTGAAGAAACTTTTAATTCTGTTTATAGCGTTACTTACAATGTTCTTTGCACCTTCAAGGATACTGCTGAACTTATTCTTAATATTTCCAAGTATATTGGTAACTGTCGAATAGGCATTACCAAGACCACTTGAAAATGAATTTTTAATCTCTGATACTTTGTTTAAAACTGCCTGTTTTGCTTCTGACATTTTTGACTTGAACTTATCGGCTACTGCTGAAAGTTTACCGCCGGTCAAATTGTCAATGAATGTGTACCCGGCTGAGTAATACCCTTTTACACCTTCCATTGCTGCTGCTGCAATTCCATTGATTCCACCGCCATGTTCAGCATATGCAGTTTTCATGTTTTGTAGTTTTTCAGACACCGTATCTTTTGCGGCCTGCATTATAGTACCCATCGTTCCCTTGATCTGTGAAAACTTCTCTGAAACAACTTCTTTCATTGCCGAAAACTTCTCTGATGCAGCGTCTTTCAAGTTTCCAAAGAACTCTTTAACGACTTCGATTTTCTCACCAATAGCTGCAACAAAATTCGCAAACGCTTCTTTTACTGAATCCCATACACTTTTGATTGAATCCCATGCAGCTGTAACTGCTTCTCTGAATCCATCATTGGTGTTCCACAATGTAATCAAGGCAACCACAAGCCCGGCTATAATTGATATAATAAATACAGCAGGATTTGCAAGCATGGCTGTATTCAATCCGGTTTGTGCTACTGTTGCAGTTTCTTCCACACCTGTTAAAATTCCGATTGCTGTACTCACTGCACTAATCAATGATGATATTGCCATTGCAACCTTTAAGGTTACGAACCCGGCAGCAACTCCGGCTATCAGTGGTGACCAATCCTTGAACGTTTGGATGATCTTAGGCACATCTTCAATAAGACCGCCTAGTTTTTCAAGGAAGTTTTCAACACCGTCCATTCCTTTTTCAAAGAACGTTGTAAAATCAATTTTTTGAATCCAGTCAAATACCCTTTGCAGGGCATCACCGACAGACGTTGCAAACGCATCCCAATCAACAGTTTCCATCCAATCCGACAGCTGCTGTAAAAATCCCATAACAGTAGGTGCAAGTTTTGAACCTACTTTTGTAAGGATATTTTCAAACAATGCCTGTACTGAACTCCACGAACCTGATATTGTAGTACCCGCTTCAGCTGCTGTTGTTCCGGTCACACCTAAGTTATCCTGAATCTTGTGAATAGCTTCAATCATTTGGTCAAACGTTACGTTATCCAAACTTTCAATCTTTTCACCAAGTACACCTGAATCATTTATCAATCTGATCATTTCAGACTGTGTACCACCATAACCAAGTTTCAGGTTATCCAACATCGTGTAATTTTGCTTTGCAAAACCCTGATAAGCGTCCTGTATAGAACCTATGTCAGTACCCATCTTGTTAGCGTTATCTGACATATCAGTGATAGCAAGGTTGGTCAGTTCAACCGCTTTTGCAGTATCACCGCCAAGACCCTGAATCAGTGATGCAGCAAATGACGTTGCTGTGTCCATGTACTGATTTGAACTCATCCCGGCTGTCTTATATGCCTTTTCAGCATATCCGATCAGTTTACCGGAACTGTCTTTGAATAATGTTTCAACACCGCCAACTAACTGTTCATATTCAGCATAGTGACTAACCGCTGATTTTGTCACATCTGTTATTTTTTCAGCTAACTGTGTACACCCTGATATGACCTTAGTAATAGCTGTAGATGCTAAGTTTGCAAGTGTACCCTTCCATATAGTAAAACCATCGTTTGCCTTTTCTGTAGATTCTTCTACATCCTGCATTGATTTATCGAACTTATCCGCTGCATCACTTGCCGTAGATAACTTTTCTTTATTATCTTGTAATTCAGTAGATAATTTTTCAATTTCCTTAGCGCATGCTTTTGCTTCGTCTGAATTCTTACCTTGTGAAAGGTATAAATCTTGGTATTTCTTTTTTAACGCATCTAATTGCGTTTCCTGCTTAGTGACAGTCTCACTAAGTCCCTTAAGTGATGTTCCAACTTTCTCTATTGTCTCGTGCTTAAAAGAGGATACTATTGTAGAACTAATTTTTTTGAAAATAGAAATAATTTTAGAACCGGATTTTTCTGTTTCATTTCCACTTTCTAAAATCTTCTCACCAATTTTTCCACACTTTTCTCCGGCTTTATCAACAACGTAATTAGTACTAGAGATTACACGTCTCCAATTTTCATAACTCTTTCCACTCTGCTGTACTTTATTTCCAGTGTCTGCTGTGCTTTTTCCTAGCTCTTTAGTTGATTTTTCCGATTTTTCAGCAGATTTATCAACCTTGCCAAGGTTATCAGCTGTGTCCTTTGCAGACTTTGAAACCTTTTCAATGTTGTTCACAGCATCAGCGTAACTGATCGTTATTTTTCCGACCAACGAGAAAATATCCAACGATTATCCCCCTCCTTTCAATGGTGGCACGAATCCATTCAGAATTTTATTTGCTTTTTCCACCTGTAACTTAATCTGTGCATTGTTCATTGTTGGTTCAGTTTGTTCAGCGTTTCCACCTTTCGGTGCTGTACTCATAAACTGCTGTTTAAATTCTTCAAAACTTCCAACGTCGTCAGCAAGTGGGTTTGCCGTGATTGCACAGTATAAATCCCACTGTTTATCTTCGTTGTCCTGTTTCAGAACTGTTCTAACAGTAGCGTCTAATTTCCCCCGGCTGATTGCTTTATCTAAATAGCTGTAGGGGTTACCATATCTACGGTTGCAGCACTCATCGAATCGTTCTGTTCCGTACCCACTAATTCGGCAACACCCTCGAAAAAATCCATAAGATCATCTTTCTTAGCAAAATCTTTTACCATAACAACAAACTGTTTCAGCTTGAATTTCTTTACATCATCAGCAGTAACCGCTGTACCGTTGTCCCACTCCATACAGTTAGCAAAAAACTTACAGGTTTCATTTCTTGCTTTGGAAATGTTCTTGATCAGAATGCCACATACTTTCATAGCAATGACAATACCAACTTCTTTCATATCTGTACCGGATTCCTGCAATTGCTGAATCTCGTCTTTGTCAAATGCACCAATAACCTGTTCTACTCCGATAACTGCAAGAACCTCACAAAAGTCAAATGCGTTATCAACTGTTAAATCCTTAAATCTGAAATCTGCCATAGTTATTTATTCTCACTTTCTTTTTTCGATCTGTTTCTTCTACCACCATTTGCAGGTTTATCCTGTTTTGGTACAGGCGTTTCTTCATGTTCAACAGGTTCAGTCTGTTTACTCGATGTTTCCTGTTCCTGATCTTCTACCTGTTCAGCAGATACAGCAGGTGTTTCCTGCTGCACTACTTCATCAGAAATATCAACCACAAACATTCCTTTGTCCTGAATTTCTGCAAATCTTTCTTCTGTCATATCCAGTTTTTCACCAATTACATGACCTTCACCTGTGTACTTGTCTGTGTATTCTCTAACTACAACTACTCTCATAATTCACACCCCCCCTACACAACAGAAGTTGGGTAATAAATTGCAATATCCAACTTGTTTAAGCTGTCATTTTCAAGGTCTGCTGTACACTCAAACTTGACAGCAAATGTTGTCTGTTCAGCATTCTTTGTTTCTAACTCAAACGCTTCTGTACAGAGTGCGTTCGGTAAAATAATGATTACATTTTTACCGCTTGAAAGTGTTCCAACGTATGCAACATTTTCAAGATAATCTGCTTCTGTGATGTTTTCCTTAGATACATATTTGACATAGGTTGTATCTTCGGAAGTGGATTTTACAAGGTGTAATGCACTTACAAGGATATCTTCTGTAAGTTCTGTCATCTGACCTTCAAGTGTGGCAGATTCACCAACCTTCTGTTTGCTGACACCTTTGATCAGCACCGTTGCACCGTCCACCTCAACATCAAGCCACTGTGCCTCATAGTTGAACTTAAGACCACCAGAAGTTGCACCAAGTGGTGTACCAGTCCAACCATTGGTTGATTTTTCATACTTAAGATTTTTGTAAATGACACCTGCACCCAAGATCATATTCTTGATAGTTTCAGATGTAATACCATGCTTTTTTAAGCCCATTCTTTTATGCTCCTTTCCACTCATTTGTGTTAAGTGTTATCGTAATTCTAAAAAGATCTTCTTCACCTGTTGGAATCATTAAACCGTTCCAATAGGTAATAAAAAAAGCAGTTCCTTCCTGAACTGCCCTTAAATCTTCAAATACTGTTTTTATTTTATCGTTTATTTCTGCAAGCGGTAACTTTGACCCCCTTGACCAACCGTCAAGTGTAAACACACCGCCTGTATATCCGTCCTCTAATCTGTGTTCAATTTCATTGAACGAACCGACAAAGTAAGGATAGCTAATTTCACCTGTCCATTCACCAAATTCATAGGGAATACCAAGTTGATCAAGCTGATCAGAAATAAAACCAAGCATATCAACCATAATTAACCCCCTAAATTCTGTTTAATGACATTTACAAGCTGTTTCTTTATCTTTGGGGCTACACTCTGAAATGCTTTCGTGAGTGGTTGTCGTGGCGTTTTTCCGTAAGTATGGTAAAATTTACCGTCTTTCTTACTCTTATAAATCCAACCGCCTTTTCTTCCATCACCATGCAGTGCATATTCACCAGTACCAAATTCTTCCCAGATCGCATTTTCAAGGTCTGAACCTACAGCAACAGTTGATTCATCTTTTCCTTCATCAACCATATATTTGTAAGACCCCTTTGTTTGTCCGGTATCAACCCGGCTGTTTCTTTGGGTCTGTGCCTGTATTTCGCCACCTGCTTCGTGAAGGAATCCAATAACCCCTTCCGATAATGCAGCTTTAATTTTCGCTGTGTTATCTGTAAATTCAACTGACATACTACTGACCCCCTATAAATCTTAAATAGATTTCTAAATGATCGTGCATATTCATAGGGTCATCAATCAGAAGGATTTCATACACTTCACCATTCACCATCATTCTTGCATTGTCACTTGTCACATCAACGGTTTCCTGTTCATCCGTCTTACTGATCACACCTGTCAGAAAACTGAATGGATTCCAAACCCAATCAGTTGACAGGTTTTTCAGATTGGTAAAGTCACACAAGAAAATGTGTGTACTTTCCTGAACCTTGGCATAAAAAGTTGTATGCTTTGAATCACCTGTTGATAAGTCCAACCAACCTAAGATTGATGTACAATCAACCCATGTGTTTACACGCTCACCTATGGCATTTTTAGCACCGTTCTTTTTTACCTGTAACAATGCTTGAATGTTACCGCCAACACTCATATAATCAGAATCTAGCCTTTATATAAGGCTTTAAGAATCCAAGTAGGGCAACAGGATAGCCCATAACCTGATTGTTAGCGTCCTGATCAAAGTAAGTCACACTGTATCTTGACAGCGTTTCAGATTTGACCCCGGTTTTCGGTCTGTTCTTAACGTCCCACTTGAGTAATTCAAGTACACCTGCACGAACATCAGCCGGATATTCCACTTTAGTGATCAGGTTTGTACTTTTGTACAATTCCTGATTAACTCTGATGAAATCATCACCAATTTCAGTAACGGTATACAGTCCATCATTCACCATTGACTGTGAAATCTGAACTGTATCACCTACTTTCAAAAAATCTGACGTTCCAAGCAGTCTGTTACCCGAACTATCGGCAGTAAATCGAACAAACCGATTCTGAAAATTGTTATTAGTGTATGCTCTGATCATAAATTCAGCAGCGTTCAGTTTTTCTTCAATTACCTTTTCGTTTTGCACAGCAAATTCAGGTAATTTCATTACTTCATCAACTGCTAATATCATCAGATCACCCTTTCTTATACAACCGGTGCACCAACCTTAGACTTGATAAGCCCCATCTTAACATTCTTTGTATTGAACTTAAGGCTGTAGTTTGCAGACTTACCAAGCTCTGCATAAGTCGGTGATTCTTTTGCAATCTGATCGACTGCTAAAGAAAGACCGTTCGGATGCAGTACCTTACCCTGCTTAGTATAGAACTTATCAATACCTGCGGATGCTTCCGGGTCATAGTTGGTTGTATACTGATTCTCATAGTTGTTCTTATCGCAAGATAAAAATGCACCTTCGCCAAACAGATATGTGTTGTAAACCGCATCTGCACCTGCTCCTGTAGCTGTAAATCTATCAGTTACAAGTACGTGTTTACCTGCGATAGTTGGCAATGTAATTTCTTTCTGAATCACACCATTGACAACATACTTGTCATAATCAACCATTTCCATCTTCTTGTACTCTTTGAAGATCATGGAATGCATAACCATCAGACCAAGACCACCTGCCATATCACCAAGTGCTGCCTGTTCTGCATCGTAAATTGTACCTGCTTCAATGTTTGTCTTAGTATTTTTAGTAAGATCAAGTACATGATCACTAAGTGCTGCAACTGCTAATACTGCCTGTGCAATGTTCATCAGTTCTTTTTCCCAAACCTGACCATAATAGCCTGCAATCTTATTTCTGATCAGTGTCATAGGGTCAGCACCAGTTAATTCCTTTGTGAAGTCTTTAGCCTTGAATGCTTTCATTCTCTGAATAAGCATACAAGTCTGTTTGTCACCGCTGATTTCAACAGGTGTGTTGTTTGTTTCACCATCGTTGTTCAGTGCTTCCATACCGCTCTCATTTGCGTCAATCGGTTTATAAATTGGAATTGTTGCCACGTTTCCATGCTCACCGATTAAGTCCATAATAGAACTGTCCTGCTGCACGATACCGGAAGCAATAATTGGTGTAGTCCAATAGTCGGCTTCCTGCATCATTCCGGTAAATACTTCCTCATCAAAAGCAAAACCGCCAAAATTTCCTGTTCTTGGCATAATTTTTCACCATTTTAACCTTTCTTAGTGTACATTTAATTGTTTGAATAGCTCCGGGTTTTCCTCTTTGAGTTTCATTCTTTCGTTGTAACCCATCTTAAGGAACTGTTCTTTGGTAACTGTCTTGTCTTTATCACCACCCGGCAGGTTGTTTTCAAGAATCTTTCTGTTACCACTTTGCTGCTGATTGCTATTGGATGCTTCAAACATGGTTGGATGCTGTGTTTTAAGACCTGAAATCAGATCATCTTCACCTTTGATTTTTCCATCATCACCAAGTTTGATTTCACCTTTTTCCTTTGCCTTGAATACAAGATAATCAACATCAACCGCACCTGCTGCAACCAACGCAAATTTCAATGCATTTTCTGTTTTCAGTTCTGCATTCTCTTTCTTAAGGTTTGTAATCTCTGTTTCATATGCAGTGATTTTCTGCTGTGTTTCTTCGTCTTTCCCGGCTGACTTTTTCAGTTCTTCAATCAGGTTGTTTGCCTTGGTCAGTTCTGTAGTCTTACCGGAAAGGTCAGTTTCAAGGTTGATGTATTTGTCCTTGGACACATAGCCACCATCAGTAAGGTTGACCATCTTGATCAGCTTCTCTTTGTTCTTTTCATCACAGTTATAGGCATTGATTGCCTGCACCAGTTCATCATAGGTGATAGCCTTATCACCAAAAAATGCTTTTAAAAATTCCATGTTCTTCTTCCTTTCTCCGTCACGTTTTTATATCCGGTGTCACCGGGAACGGTCAACAGTTTATATCCCATGTTGCAGGGGTCATTTCAGCAGCAGTTTAAACGTCATAAGCCTTTTTCGGACATATTTTTTTTCAAAACTAAAATCTATTAATAGTAGTATCATCTGACCAATACCCAAATGTATCATTATCGCCATAAGCTCTTACTTCCACTGTGGCTCCGTCCATACCATCTGTGATGAAATCATCATTGTAATTGGTAGAGTAAAATGATGTATGTGTTGTATCGTATTCTTTCCATGTTCCATCGGCTTTTGTGATACGCACTCTGTAAGATGTTGCATTTTCAACTTCTGACCACTTTACCGCTACGCAGGTGTAATGAAAATACCTCGATGTGCTCTTGTAATACGATGCATAATCCACCACCGGAGTAGCGAGGACGCATTTCTCGAGCCAATTTTTTACAGCATTGTTAATAGCATCTTCTAAAGCACCACCCGGTTGAAAATTAATATCTGGGATTTTAACAGACGGCGGATTTAACGGTGGTGTACAGGCATATGCTGGGATAGTAGAACCTACAATCATCATGGTTACAATTAAAGCACTTACTAATTTCTTCATAATAAATACATCCTTTCTTTGTACGACAAAAAGACACCCTTGCGGATGTCTTAAAAATACTATTTAACCCATAGTTGGGAGATAAACGAATCACCGCCTTTCTACTCTGCGAACACCCAGTCTTTTGCAGCCATATCTGTTTGCGAAGGTGTCCAAGGTACGATTCCTTTTGGTGCGTTCTCATTGTCTGTCTTGAGTCCTGTTGTCACAATGAATACATATGGCTGTGTCATTTTGCTGTGTGCATCAGGGAACTGCATTTCAAGGTAGATTCCTTTTCCATTCCAACCTTTTCTTGCAACGCGCATTCCTCTTTCAAGGTACTTATAGGCATCGCTAAACGAGAATGTAGCCTCTCCACCAAGAATCGGACAGTTTCGACCATCAGCATAAATCCACTCATCTGAAAGAATGTTCTGAATCGTATACTCCACTCTCTGTGTTTCTCTAATGTCCAGACAGCTGCCATCTTTGGTGTACATGAGAATCGTCTGAGCTTCTTCATCCCACCACCAGTATCCAGACCATGACGGTAATTTTACCGCTAGTCCTGATTTCATTTCTTTAAACGCTTCTTTGAAATTCATAATTCACTACCTCCTATTCTTCTGTATGACATGTATTTGTTATTTTACCGTATACATCCTCATAAAGTTCCTGCTTGTCCCCGTTGTAGGTGTACTCAGCATAGATGCCATCTCCACTGATAGTCGTAGATGCAAGGCACTTGTAATTCTGTAGTGTTTTGCATGACCATACCACGAATACATTTCCAAGGTTGATCTGAACCTCTGGTTTGTTCTTGTGGTACCATTCAGCAAGTTTCTTCTGTGCAACACTCTCAAAATGCGCCATTCCTGTAATAATCATATTTTTTCACCTTGTCCTTTCTGACCTCATATAATGGTCATATAGGTAATAAAAAAAGCAAAGGTATACAATTCTGTACCTTTGCTTTTTAACGCTGTTATTTCTTAGACTCTGCAATCTTCTCTTTTTCTTCTTTTTCCAATTCTTTCATTAGTTCATCACGTTCTTCCTGTGACATTTTTCTATATCGTTCAATTTCTTCCATGTTCAAGTTATCATCTTCTTTATGCTCAAACATCTACTTCACCTCTTTAAAAGAAAATCCATACAGATCTGACAAATATTTCATTGTTTCTAATTGTGCTTCAAATTCAGTGTACCCTTTTTCCCTAAAATCTGCAACCCTCAAATCATAAATTGCAGTATTAACATCCTTATTTGGTGCTGTATATTCATATATTGTACCATTGTGGCAAAGTACATACCCTTTTTCATACCCATTGAAATATGCTGCATTGATGTCATTTGCACTAGGTGGCATACTTGCAGGGTGATTGTGAAATGAAACTAACTCACCCTTTTTTGATTTCTTGATCATATTCTTTATATCATCATTGTATTCAGGTGTCCCTGCATCTAATCCGCCTGTTGACTTCGCCCACTTACTACTTACTGTATTATAAATATACAAATCTTCACCATTCTGACCTGATCGGTGCTTAAGCATTGTTTTTGCATTATTTAAATAGGACTTCTGCAACTGAGTGTCTTTTGTCATTGCCTTGAATTTTTCAGCATATTTTCGATTATTGATTATTTTTGTTTCAACAGCATAATCCATACTTTTCACAATCTTTTCGTGTTCCTTCCACATCGGACTTTCTAACTCAAGTTTTTTGAAATGGTTATATTCACCATCAGTCATGAAACCAAGCAGTTTATTAAAATCCTTTGTGTTGTATCTCTTTTCAAGAGTTTCAACATAATTCATATAATTGATATTTTCTTTTGAGAAGTACCACTTTTTAAATTGCTCGTAATCTTCAGCACTTTTAAAATGTCTTAGTGTATCATTAAAATCATCATTTTTGGTAAAATCAGAATCTAAAGCCCATTTTGCACGTTGCAGTAGACAACATCGACAGTTACACACATTCCTTGCAGAACCACCAACCCCAGGTGCTTGCATTTTCTCACCGCCAACGTCAAAAGGTTCATCAAGTTCCCTGATCTGTCCGTCTGCTTCTCTATGTTCCGGCCTTGTCCTTCCGTCAAGTGTAGAATCCCACTGTTTGACTATATCAGCACCTTTGTCTTTTGCTTTATGCTGTGCATTAAGTGCTGCTTCATTCTGTATTCTATGTCCTTCCGTTCTTGCAATACGGATTGCACTATTGATTGCTTTTTTAAACGGACTGCTCATACCTACTGTAATCACTACCGCCATCTCATTCCAAGATGAACCATTACTGATTCCCCTTGAAAGTTCAGAACGAATTGAACGTTTCAAATAATCAACATCTTCACCTAACCGCTTATATAGACCGCTTGACAGTTTACTATTGGTTTTCAGTGCCATAATAACCTGTTCCTGCTGAATTGGGAAAAAAATCGGTACATTCTGACTGATTATGTCATATAATACAGCAACATAACCATTACTATAACAATTTTCTAAATAATCAGCAATTGTGGCAAATTCATTATTTTGTAATTCATTCAGCATATAATCAAGCTGATCAACTATTATTTGCTGATACTCTTTTTGGTACACGATGCTTTGCAGATTTTCAAGGTCTGTCCTTGCAGACAGTTCCCTGATTTTCTGTTCACAGTCCTTTTTTGCCCTTTCATATACAACTTCTAACAGTCTGATAACTTTCTTTTCTTCATCAAGCTGTGCTTGCTGTACTTCCTTCTGCGCTTTGTTCACCTGTTCCACCACCTTCATCATCCGGTATGATAGAATCAAGATCGTCTTGTACCTGATTAGTCTTTGCAGCTTCATCATCCGGTAACTTGTCCTTTATTTTCTCATAATCAATATCAAGAACATCACAAATATACTGAATCGTCAGATCATCACCAAAAATCTGTGCCAGTGATAACAGGGTGTTGATTTGCACCTGTTGTTTCTGTGCTTCTGTAAGTTCATTCTGTTCATTTTCCTGTTCATTACTCATTACTTCGTGGGTGAACTCAAAATAAACATCTGTGATCTGATAATCTGTACCGTTCTGCTGATTAATTTCATCAATGCAGACTGCTACGATCTTACGCAAGAACCGCTTGATATTCCTTTCAAGGTGTTTACATCTAAGGTCAAGCAGTGAATAGGCTGCCTTAATTGCAATATTGGTTGTTGCTGATGTATCTTTCAGACCTGACAAGTTCAGACCCATACCAAAACGGTATATGTTCTTTTCATCCAATTCTAACTTAACCTTCCGGGCTTCATACGGTACATCTACTGTATGTACTTCAATACCGCCATCTGAACCAACACCGACAATCTTTTTTGTCTTAAGATTCTGCTGCAATTCATCAAGGTTATCACCTTCAAACCCTTTGACTGCATATAATGGATGGTCAAAGTCAATCAGGTTATTGGAAAGACTGGATGCCATAAGGTCATAATCATCAATCAGGTCTTTTACTGCTTTCAGGTTGCTGAACTGTTTCTTGTTATTATCCAACCGGAAGAATGGCAAGAAACCAAGTGAATCAATATAAGTGTTATCATCACCGTCAACCTGATACAGTATGTGTGGTCTTGGGTTCACCTCGGCTTTATTGTCAAGCTGTATTTCCCCTTCATCGGTCTGAACATAGTAAACTACCTGTTCATCATCCCAGTCCATAATTTTCTTGATTCTGTGACCTTCCTTGTCAACCCGATCAACGTACCAGTAAATTACATGGTCTTTCTTATCTTCTGCAAATCGGGCTTCTACTTCCACAACACCAATACTGTCAGCACACGTAAATTTCAGCTTATCAGTGCTGTCTTTCATTGCATACATGTAAGCGAAACCCTTTGTCTGACAGTCTGTAAGCGTTTCTGACAGTTCATCAATAAAATCATCGTTATTATTGAATCTTGCATCAAGTTCACTCTGTAGTTCAGGCACATCACTGAATACAAAACCATCTGAACCTGAAAGAGTGTACTGTGTACCCTGTTCTGTCAGTTCCTTGAAAAATGGGTGCGGTATTCTCACATTTGCCCTGCTTGTATCTTCCACAAGCTGACCATCAGAATTGAAGTAAAACATTCTGTAATTTTTAATGTCGTGATCACCGTCAAAATAGCGTTCACCTATTCTTGCAAAATGCTTTTTCACTGATGCAGCATCTTCATCAATGAACATTTTTATTTCTTCGACTGTAAGCACCTGTCACCCCACCTTTCTATAATCTGATTTGTAAGGTCAATAATTTCATCCCCATGAACCCCGAAAAAGTCACACATTGCTTCTTCACCCTCAACCGTATGACCGTATGAAAACATAAATGCATGAACCAATTCATGAATCAGTGTTGAACGTGTTACTGATTCAGAACGTCCGTCCATAATGCTGATCAGAAGTTCCTTATATTCGGTCAGCCCAAAATTATAGCTGTTTGGGTCAGGGTTCATTTTTTTTGCATTTGCATCCACCAGTTTGACCTTCCATACATCATTGTGAATTTTTATTTTCATAGGTTCATACCTCATACTTTCTAATACAACCAAGTCTTAGGTTCATAGAATGCAAGTGTGATTGAATCAGCAATATCAGGACTACCGACACCACGTTTTTTCATGTCATCCTTGCTTTCCAACTGAATCTTACCTTTGGATGTTATCTTTTTACGTCTGTTTGATAACTGCTTTATCATTTCATCATCATAAGGTAATTCAATGATTGGTTTACTTTCTTTTTCCTGCATCATGCAGCTAAAATTTTCTTCAAGTGCATCCCTCAATTCACCCCATATCTGTGAACCAAGGTTTGCGTAATAATCATCTGTTGCAGATGAACCATTGTTTACTGGAACAACCACATAAGGAAGTCTTTCTTCTGCCACAACTTCCTTCAATCTATCAGTTACACCGCCACCAACACCTGTATCATCTATTTTGATAATGCAGCGTTTTAACTTTGGATATTTCTGCATATATTCTTTACAGGTCAATATCACATTCCCAGCAGTTTCCATTGTGCTTTTCTTTGAATATTTTGTGAATGGGAATATTTTCCCTGCTATTCTCGGTGTAATAACTGTTTTATCATCACCGAACCGGGCAACGTCACAACCAATATGAAGCACATTAGAAGTGGTTATTTCAGATTCTTCAATTGAATTATCACAAGCAAGTTCAACTGTTTCCATTGAAATCAATGAATCAAGTGCCCCCTTGGGAAATTCACCAAAAATACGAACCCTTGCAACATCTGAATCCTGACCGTATTTTTTTAACAGCATTTCAATGTTGTCTTTACTGGTTCGTTTGGAATCCATTGAACTTACTTTGTGTACTCTGAACTTATCCCTATCAACATTATGTGAATCATAAAAAACCCCTTCTAAACGGTTAGGGTTTCCACACATCAGAAGTCTATTTTCTTTACCGGATAATGTACCGAGTATTGCTTCCATGATTGGATCTGCAACACCACTTGCTTCATCCACCACAATCAACATATGATCTTCATGGAATCCCTGCATATTTTCAGGTTTCGTTGCTGTCTTTGCTGTTGCAAACCAACGTTCTTCATCACCAATCATGTACACCTTTGTTTTTGTCCATTTCAGAAGGTCTTTCACAAGGCTGTTATTTAACCACTTAGCGATTTCAGCCCAAAGTACATCATAAAGCTGTTGCATTGTTGGAGCTGTTGCGATAACCCTTGAATACGGTCTACACACCAAAAACCAAATAATTGCACCTGCTTCAAGTGCTGTCTTACCTACACCCTGACCTGATCTGACTGATATTTTTGGGTATATTACCAAATCATTCAATACTTTCTTCTGCCAATCGTCAGGAATCATTCCAAGGACTTCTTTAAAGAAAGCGACGGGGTGATCATAATAATAATCAATAATTTCTAAAAAATCATTCATTCTGTTCAGCCCTTCTTTTTGCAATCTCAATAATTGCTGCTTTCCAATCTTTGGAAAATGCATCTGCATCAGCTTTTGTTTTTCCTTCTAATTCAAGGTAGTCCTTAACCATATTCTTCAAAGAATCCACTGCTTTACTTTGTGCTTTCAAGAAACTTGCTTGCTTATCCCAAGCCTGTTGAACTTCCCATTTTTCTGAAAATGTTTCACCTGAACTTTCTGCAATTCTTTCAATGGTCTTATCATCCTTATCCTTCACATACATAATCTGTTGTGCCCGGATAATTGCAGCATACTGAATTTGAATAGCATCCCAAATCAAATCAAGCGGTGATTTTTCAGTCAATGAATCAATAATGTCCATAGATTCTTTTGGTAGGTATTTAGAAAACAGTCCATGCTTGACTGCATTTGTGTTTTTTTCAGGTGCACCAAAGCCAACTGCATTTTTGTTATTCGGTTGACCGCCCCTTTTTCCATTCCGAACGTTCGTTATTTTTTCCGAACGTTCACTATCCCATTTATATGTGCTTTTCCATCTTCTGATAGTACCTGACGGAACATCAAGTTTTTCAGCAATATCCTTTAATTTCAAGCCTTGCCTATACAAGGCAAAGGCTTCATCAACTAATTTATTCTTTGCCTTTGGCAAGACTTTCACCTCTATTCGTTTGTTTTGAAAATCTCAACTCACTTATCATAAAATGTCTGTTTTCGTATATCATTTTTATAACAAAAAGTGCTGCAAGGTAGGAGGTTTTAGCACCCTTGCAGCACATAAGACAATAAGCAATATAATTTTGCATAAAAAATTGCAGGTAATAAATTACCTGCAAAAATTTTTATACAGCATACACTATAAAAGGTCTGCTTGTATTTGTCAAATATGAAATGATTGGTTTTATGTCAGATATGTAAGGTTTTTATAGGTATCTTCAAACGCTGAAAGTGCCTTATTATGCAGTTCTACGGTATATGAATAAGATTTTTTCATTTCCTGTGAAGCAACCTTGACTGTTTTAAACTGCACATACACTTTTGTAAGAATCTGAATCATATTCTTATCACGCAATCCCCGGATTTCCTTAATGATCTGCTTTTTTGCATCAACGAACTGATCTATTTCTTCATTGATGTGTTGGTCAAACATGGTATACCTCACTACGTCCTTACATAACTTATCACCTACAGGTGAAGTCTGCACTTTGTCCCGGCTGTAATCAATACCGCCTGCACTGCATACATTCATCTTCATATCTGACAGCGTGGCAATATCATCATTTACCTGCATATCTAACACTTCAAGCTGTTTCAGATATTCCCTTGCACTTAATTTCTTCTGATCACTCATTTTTACCTCACTTTCTACGGTTGGTTACACTTCGGTTACGGTTAAAAATAGCCTAAAAAGTGCTTCAACCCCTTATAAATCAAGGAAGTTACGGTTTCTACGGTTACGGTTAAAACTCTATTCTCTATATATTCTTATTTTTACTAAGTTCTATACTATCATAAAATACTAATTATTAAAGAATTTGTTTTTAACTGTAACAACTGTAACCGCCAGTATTTACAAGGGTTTCAACCGTAACCCTTAACCGTAACCAACTGTAACTTTACCGTAACCACTACCACAACAGCACTAATTGGTGTATCGAACTAATGAAACACCTTACCTGATTTTTTATGTTTCAATGTTACCCTTCCAACAATTTCAAATCCGGCAATGTCAACAATGTTCCTGATTACCTGAATCAGTCTGTGGTTACGGTCATTCAGTTCTGCATTTTCTTCCCTTTTAACTGTTGCCATTGCTGCACCTGCTGTTGGATCAACGTATCCTTCACTGTTTCTATATGTCATAAGCGTTTTATATCCTTTCCCTGAATCTGTTCATTATGTGTTCAGCAAAATTCAAAGGCAATGAACTTTTCTTTGGTACATCAAATACTTGCAAGAAATAGCCCTTTTTATCGTCTTTTTCATAACAAAGACTAAGTTTATACCCTAGTTTTGTCAGTTCAGTATGATGATCAACCAAGTCTTTCATACTATAGCACTGAATAAAATCCCCTACTTTTAAATCATTTTTCATTATCATTTTCCTTTCTGACTGTTTTCATCAGTATGCAGTCACCGATATAAAATACTGCTATCATAAGCATATTCAAATCTGTTATTTCAGCACCATGAAAACCACAATAAAGTATGAACCCAAACCATAATGCACTCATTCATCATCACCGTCCTTTACCGGGCAACGATCACAATCACCATTTGCAGCACCGAAACACCCCCAACAATCATCAATTTCTTCTGTCTTTGGTTTGTACTTTTTTGCTGCAACAGCTAATGCCATTACTACGGCACCAAGGATTAACCCAACCGTAAGACCAACGCAAAAACAAACCGTACCTGTTAATACTAACTTTTCCATACCATCATACCTTTCTGAATATCCTGATAGACTTACCACCTACCTTAGTTACTACTGTTTCAAACCCCAAACGCTTATTGATCTGCTTGCTGAATACAATGTTTGACATTGGTTGCATACCACAATCAGCACAAAATACCTGATACCTGCTGTATACGTCACCTGTCGGTTCATCCTCAATCATTTCAACACCGCATTCATCAATAAATGCCTTGATTGGGTTGTTTTCATTTTCATATTCATCAATCTGTTCAGCCACTTTTTCAGACTTGGTGAACTCATTGTTTTCAATGATTCTTTTCAGTCCTTCCACACCTACCCTGATCAGATATTCGACTGAACTTTGTTCAACCAACTGATACTTGATATAAGGGTTGTAATCCGGGTCAATCTCACCACTTGGTAAATACTTTGTAAATCTTGCATTGAATGGAATAATCACCAAACGTCTAAGAACTGCCCCGGTCTTATCTTTCATTCTTGGTATGTCATTTGCTGAAAACAGCAGCTTCACATAAGGGTTAAACTCAAAAGGGTCTTGCCCTTTTCTTTCTGCTTTGATTCTGTTACCTGTAACTACTTTCTTGAATGTTGCTACCTGTGAACCTTGCAGGAAGTCATCACCAATATCATCACCGATATTTGCCAGTTTTCCGAACATCATTGATGTGCTGAACCTGTCCCCTAATTCCTTAAGATCAAGTGCTGATATATTCCCATCACCAAGAATTGCTTTGACACAATCAAGGAATGTACTCTTACCATTGGACTTGTCACCTGTCAGGATGAATGCCTTACCAAGTTCATTCCTGCGATAAAAGCAATAGCCAATACATTCTTCCAGTAATGCCCTGATCGGTTGATCACCGCAAGCTAATTTGTTCAGTGTATCATCAGCAAGTTCACTGTAGGCTTCCGGGTTATAGTCCCAAGGTATTTGATTGGTAATAACCAAATCAGGGCTGAATGGTTGCATCTGTCCGGTCACAATATCCAACACACCATTCCTGAATGCTATATAACGTGCATCTGCCTGTGCTTTTTCATCAGCTATAAGTTCCATATACTCTAATACTTCTCTTCGCTGTGTCTTTTTCAGGTTAGGTATTTGATTGATCATAGCTGTTTCGATAGCCTTGTACCCAACCTGATAAATCCCATCTTGATAGATATGTAACTGATTACTGATGCTGACCACATTTTCATTGTTCTTAAGCCATATTGCAAAACGGTCAAACAGGAATGTTTTATCACAAAAGAATACAGGCTTCTGGAATGCTTCATCCCTGAGAATCACTTCCAGTTCATCATCAGATAACGGTTCTTTCAGTACAAATCTGTTCAGAATGCGGATGCACTCACGAGTTTCTTCAACCGTGAAATCATTTGCAGTCAGGGTCAGGATATAATTGAAAAGTGCCTGATTCCTTCCGTCCCCGGCATCCATATCAACAAAGTCTGCAGTTGTCTTGATCGGGAACAACCACTTGGGAACTTCCTGATACTCTCCATCTTCTTCAATGTCCCATTCACAAAATCTTTCTTCACCGTCAATCTTGATGACCTCATAGGATAACTTACTGCCGACTTTTATATCAGCAGTAAGACCAACAGCCAACTGAACGTGTGTCCTGTTCCTTGTAATGGTATGATTCTTGAAAAGAAAATGTTTTCCCCTACTAGTACAAAGAACTTTACAGTCAAGCTGCAGTTCTTCCACAATGTTCATCAGAATTTCAGATTGGTCAGAATCATCAATGTCAATAAGGATGGTGTCATCAGCCAAAACTCCACCGAACCCGTTCAGGTTCTTCACTTCATCATAGGTTTTCCATGTGGTTCTGTTTTTCAGTTTTTCAATGCTTGCCTTGCCCTTGGTTTCAACATAACCTTTGTAAAGCATCTTTTATCACCTACCTTATGTGATATTTTCTAACACCTTTTTATAAAAATCCTTATTCCTGATGTTACGGTCAAAAGACTGCTGCCTTGATCGCAACAGAAATTTCAACTCTTTCAGTTCTTTCTTCTGTTCCTTCAATGTGTTTCTTGGTTCTTTTAGGCGTTCCCTGTACTTTTTTACATCAGCATTGCGATCCTTCCAAACCTTTGTGTTCTTCCTGTGTGAATCCCGGAGAAGCTGCGAGTTTTTAACACCCCTCTGAATCTGTGAAATAATATGCTGTGTCTGTCTGATCTGCTGTTCTGCATATCTAATCTTTTGTGTATATCCTTCAATGTAAATACTGTGTCCCTTCTGAACCCATTCAAACTGTTCAGCCTGTTCCTGAATAAATTCCTTCATCTGCTGTTCACATTCCGGGGTGAAACTGCTTCTGATAAGTTTCAGCAGTTTCCTGACCTTGGTAATGCTGCGGATATTCAAAAATTCTTCAAGATGAACAGTCATTGAACCATTTTCGTATCTGATTTCTAAATCCATGAAAAACCTTCCTTCCCGGTGTTACGCTACAACACCAAATTGTTTCAGTCTTTTTCTTGCTAAATCTATGTACCACTGTCTATCTAATTCAGGTGGTACTTTAACCCCAATCACTGAATCGTTATAAATAAAGCTGTGATCAGGTGTGTTTCCAAATTTTTCACCCTTTGGTTTTACAACCTTACGTTTTAGCAACCTACCGTCTGTTACACGATTGGAAGCAAATACACGATAAGATTTATAGGTATATTTTCGTGTGGTAGGATATGACCACAGTTCTGTTCGTGTACCGTCCCGGTGTTTTGTTACCTTAGTAATATGACCAGTACCCTGTTCATGCTCTACTAAGTTATAGTTGTTTGACAGCTTCACTATTTTTTGGAACATGATCAAGTCATTACACTGATTGATAGTCTGTTCAATAGGTATCTTTTTCACCATGTAGTCAACCAGTGCTTTGTTCAGTATCGGTAAATCATAGTCAATAGCTGAAAGTTCTTTGACATATGCACCAATTCTTTCAACACCACCATCAGTACCAATCCAAAGATAATTGTTTACGTCCTTCTGATAGATTTCTGATATATTGTCAAGTTCAAGCAAGATTGAACATTGTTCAGTAGAACAACGCTGTTCCCACTCCCAACAAATATCATCAACCATTTCAAAGGCTTCATCAGTGTCAGGAATCCAAATGATCAGACCGTCCGTGTTGGACTGAATCAGTTCAAATCCCGGTACAACTTCAAGGTGTTCAATCAGGTCAAGCAACATCAACTGACCATTGATACACATACAGTTGTTGTTCCTTGGGTCATACGCTGCGTTGGTTTCATCCTTCATTGCACCTGACAAGGCATTCAGCATCTTCTTATATGGTAACTGTGCTTTCTTCCACCGCTTGACTTCTTTCTTGTTTCCGGCATTTTTTGCAGCAATTTGCTTTTCCTTCATGGCTTTTCGTGTGTTATACACCAATGGGTAATTGTCATTAGTTGCTGCTCTTGTCACAAGACCCCACGCTATCAACATTGAAGGGTAATAATTATTTACATCTACATGAAGAATCTGACCTTTCCGGTGTATTGGTTTATCAGATGCACCATGCAGACCACCAAAACCAAACGTGTGAGGTATTCCGGCAACAACTGTTTCAAAGTTCTGTGACTTGTACCAAGTCTTTTTATCTTTTTTGTCAAAATCTTGTAACCCCATTTCAAGGGCTTCTTTTCTTTTCTCTGCAAACCATTCCTGAACGTATTTGTATTTTTTCAGTTTCAGGCATGGAAGAAAAAAGAAATCAAATTCATCACCAAAATGAGTTTTTGAACACCCAAGAACCTTTGCTGTTATCCGGGCTTCACTATCTCCAATGTCATACAGTGAAGTTTCTTTTGGGAATGCCTGTATAATTCCATGAACTGCATTGAACTCGCTGACTTTTTCAAGAAACACCTTGATTGTCTGTTCTACGTCATGCCTACAGTATTTAACCGTCTGTTCTATTTCTTCCTGTGTCAGTTTCCTTTTGATACGGAAATCAACATCTGTTTCTTTGATGTTTGAACCAAGAAAACCTTCCATTGTTTTCAATCCGACTGTTTTCATGGTTTCATCATTGCTTGGCATTACATCATAGTTGATCATGGGTAATTTATTGAATGCTTTTGAATATTGCCAACCTTCTTTATTATCAACGATAATCCAATCATTGATTTTTTTAGGATTCATACCAAGCAGAATACCTTTCATGATGTACTGATCGTAGTGACGGTTGTTAAATCCTACCCATATATCTTTTCTATTTGCTTCATATAAGGCTTTTAGTTTATCAGGGCTATTGATTATCACGTGTTCTTTTTTATTCGTCACATCAATGAATACAGCAAGCCAATCCTTTTCAAAAACCTCAAAATCGTAGAATATCATTTACTAAATCACCCACTTTTTGAAACAGCGGTGTGCGTTTTTACACACCGCCTTAAGTGTTATCTACTTTTAACTAAAAATTTTTACATATCAAACGCTTCGTTGATTGTGATTGGATTGAACTTGTTAGCTTTATAAGTAACTGCTGCACCAACTTTACCCTGTACTTCCTGAAAAATATCAAGAACGCAATCAGCAAAATCACTACAGTTGATAAATTCCGGTACTGTGTCTGTTTCCAATTTATCAAGCCATGTGCAAACAGATTTGATTGCCATGCCATTAGTCCAACTTGGTGAAGTGTTTCCGGTAATTGTACGGTTGAAGAAAATCTTTCTTCCTTTCTGATCACCGTCCAAAATGTTACACTGTACGGAAAACATCAGCTTGTCACCCTTCTTTGTCGGCTTAATCTCCATTTTATCAAAACTTACGTCATACTCTCCATCAGGTACATCATCAAACTGTGAATCGTCTGCTTCCTGAACCTCTTTCTGTAATGCGTTCAAATCAAGCTGTTCATCGAATGCACTAAAATCTACTGCCATAATTTTCACCTTTTTAACCTTTCTTAAAATAAATTTATGATTATAATTGCTATAATACAAGCAATACAAACCCTTGTGTAATTATCCCTATTTTTCTGAATCCTGTCACCCACTGAACCGAATCCAAAGAATGCTGCCATGACTGCAAGAAAAATATTTAATGCAATCATGATCTTGTTCTTCTTCGTCTTTGACCTCTGACGTGCTGTTCAGGTGGGTTCATAGCACCGTCTAAAGGTTCAGCCGGGGTCTGTGCATCAGCAGGTACAGGGTTGTTTTCCTGTGCAAGTCTTTTGATTCCTGCATTAAATTCTTCTCTTGTGATTACCTTCATAACCTCAACACCATTAACGATCAGGTCAACCGTATCACCCTTATACTTCATCACATAGTTATCATCAGCCGGAACATAGAAATATGCATCTGCTTTCAGTGTGACAGATTCAGAATCAGTGTTCGTTGTACCGTCCTGAACAGGTTCAGACTTTTCAGCATTTCTTTCCTTACGTGTTCTTCTTGGTGGTTTCTGTAAATCCGGTTTCGGTACTTTATCGGCAACATCCATTGCTTCATCAAATGATACTTCTTCCTGTCCCGGAAAAGCCTGATCAATAGCCTTATTAACTTCATCCATATGATCAGCAATCTTCTGTTCATTGTCTGCCTGAACTTCTGCCCTACTCTTACGTGTTCTTCCAGTCTTTTCTTCCGGTGCATCTGTTGGTGTTGCAGATTCAGCTTTTTTACCTCTTGTTCTTCTGCCTTTGCTGTCAGGTTTTTCAAGATCAGATGCAACCGCCTGATCAGCAGCATTCATTTCATCATCTGACTTGTAATCACCAAGTTCATAATAATTTCTGATCTTGTCAACAACATAATTCAGATCATTGTCAATAGCGTATGCGGTGAACATTCCAAGCGGTGATTTTACTGTATCTTTTCCGCTGTTCTGTGTGTAAAAGTAATACTTGGCTTCATTCACACCAGTTCTAAGTACAACGGTAAACAATCCTTCAATGGTGATCTTCTCACGCAACAGTTTACCAATCAGCTTAACAGTTGTAAGACCGTTATCTAAAGTTTCCAAATGGGTCATATAAACGACTACAACATCATCAGGTAAGTCTTTGCAACAGTCAATGATTTCAAAGTAGTTCGCACCAAAATCATTGTACTTGTCCCACCCGGTTTCTTTGATACGGTTCATGTACGGTACTGCAAGAATGTACTGGAAGTCATCAACCACCAACAGCTTCTTACCTGCTGTACACTGTTCTTTCATGTACTTCACAATTTTTCTTGCATCTGTTTCATTGTTCAGCATTTCAAAGTGATTCTTGAACGGTAACGGTTTACCTACCGGATTGATAACCGCTGTTGTTGCCGGGTCACAATTTCTAAGGCTTGTACTCTTACCCGTACCGGATTCACCCATAATTAAAACTTTCTGTGCCATGATTATTTTTCCCCTTTCTTGAATAAGCCCATTAACTTAGTGAAAAGATTGCTTTTCTCTTTCATTACTTTCTGCTGTGACATTTTCAAAATCTGTCTGTTCTGAAAATGTTCAGCGGTTGCAACACTGTTTCTGTAACTTCTGTGACTTCTCTGTTTGTGTTTCTTTGCACTACTCATTGATTTCATCCTCACTTTCTTTGATAACAACCTGTAATCTTGTATTATTATGCAGTGGTGTAACCTCTACTGTATAACCGTTTGCCAACAGGATTCCTACTAAATCCTGATATGCTGCTGTGATTCTTGTACCTTCGATTTCAATACAACCGCACAATCTTGACATTTCATTGAAAAAGTCATCATTTGCAGCATCAACAACACTATGCATATCATTCAGCATATATTTCAGTTCATCACGCTCGTCTTTCAAATTTCTATTTTCTTCTTTCAGCTTTGCAACTTCTGCTTCAAGAACTTCATAACTGTTTTTATTCTTCTTCATTATTTTCACCTTCCTCTTTTACTTCATCGGCTGTTTCTTCCGGCTTCACCTGATCATTGAATCTGTCAAGTTTTCCGACTTCAAGAAACTGTGCTGACCAAAAATCTGCAAAATGAATGATCACCTGCAATGGTTCTTCATGACCTTTCAGATCATACGCAAGACTACCATAAGCACCATCATGATAGAAAATAGCGTGTTCTTCTTCCTCTGTCAGATCAATGTAACGTGCTGCCAGTTCAACCGACCTTAAAGGGTGGTCAATATGGCACAAATCAGAACTGATCTTGTACGGTTTACTTTCTGATCTCTTATACTTCTGTTCAGGATTTTTCTTTGTTGGTCTGCCATCCTGTACCATGTTTTCAACATAATAGGGACTTCCGTAACGTCCACATTTACCAAGATCATGTAACGCTGATGCAATGATTACGCTGTTATGAATCTTGTTATATGCCACACTTCCAAGCAGTGTAAGACCGATCTTTTCAGCGTACTGCATGACATTCACTGTATGCTCTAACAGTCCACCATCTTTACAGCAGTGATTTCCACCGGATGCAGGGGCATCATAAAAACCAAGTTCTTCTATAAAGTCAAGTAAAGTTTCCACACCCTCACGACCTGTTGCCATCAGGCAATCTTTGAAGTACTCAATCTGTTTTTCTCTTGTCATTATTAAATCTCCTTTTCTTCTAACTTTATTTTCCACCGCTTCTGTTCTTCAATATTAGAAAGATACCAAGCGTTAGATTTTGATTTGTGTTCATTGAACCATTTGAACTTTTCAAAGTCCTTTGGGAAAAGTAAAATCCCATATCCACCGGATTCTCTTATTTTCCTTAAGTGATAAAGCTGTATCAGTGACGGTTCACCGTTGTCTGCCTTGACTTCAATACCAAGAAAACAACCGTCTGAACTTACCAGTAAATCAGGAATACCGCTTTTTGTGTAAGCTGCACCACCCCAGTATTTGAGCCACCAGCAACCGTATTCATCTAAGTATTTTTTAACCCGGTTTTCAAAATTCTTTTCTGCTGCCACATTAACCACCTAATTCAGTATCATAAGTCCAACCATTTAATCACCTAAACAAATCATTCCCGGTATCATTAAAATCACACCTATTACAATTTCTTTCATGTGAGCTGTCACCGGTTCATATATATGCATTTCAACAGCATAATCAGATGCACCGACAGCACCAACAATTAAGAAAAATCCAATAATTGCCATAATTCCGAATACCTTATCAAGTATTGAACAATTCATCAGTTAGTTCCTTTCCTTCCTGCAATGCTGCAAGATTCCTTTCTTCAAAACTTCCCTTTACCAGTAGGTAATAGTAGTAACATGGTCTGTTCTGACCAATTCTGTGTATACGCTTCTTTGACTGTTCCCAAAGATCACAAGACCCTTTTCCAAGTGGCAACGTAAAGTACACAATCTTATTTGCTTTCTGATAGTTACCACCCATTGCCCCGGCTTGGTACTGAACAAATGTGACACTGTTATCTACACATTCATAGGCATACATTGAACGTCCTGAACCATTTACAAAACTGACTTCCCTGTTTAGTGATTCGCATATTTTTCTAAGTCTTGTCAGTTCTTCATTGAAGTTATAAAACACAATCAACCGATCTTCTGTTGATTCCAGTAAGTCCCTGAATGCTTCCAGTTTTTCCTTATGCCATTGACCGCACAGCTGTCTGCAATATAATGTTTTGGTCAGGCTATTATCACCGATCAGCTCAACCCTTGGTGTCACATCTTCACCTTCAAAATCTGAATCATCTTTGAATCTGACTAAGTTCCTTGTATCAAGTTCCAAGTAATTGTGTTTGATGAAAAACTTATATTCATTTGTGATCTTCAAGAAAATTTTCTGTTCAGTCTGTTCAGGCAGTTCAATCACCTCTTCTGTTTTCATGAATACTGCACCAAACTGTGTAAGTCTTTTCTTCAAATGCTCAACGTGCTTATATCCTGTGATTACTTCTTTCTTGTACCCATCACCGTTTTCAATCCATTCAGTCTGAACATAGGAAGCATAAAAGGCTTTCTTGTTAATGTCCCAACCTAACAACTTAAGCTGTGACCACAACCGTTCATACTTTCCTGCGGTTGGTGTACCTGACAGCAAGATCACGCTTTCCGGTTGTAACTTCAATATGAATTTTGACCGTTTAGCGTTTTCGTTGCATATAAGGCTTGATTCATCAAGTAACAATGTAAAGTCGGTTATATGGGCTATATACTTGCGTCTGAATACCAAATCATAGTTAATTACACCGACAATCTGAATGTTCTGATCATACAGGTCTTTGGTTTCAACCAATGTTCGGAAGTTCACACCTTCACTTTTCTTTGTTAAGTCCATAACCCGGTATTCCGGGTAATACGTTTTCATGTGATCAACCCAATCATCAATTTTTGATTTTTGGCATACAATCAAATTTACAGTATTATTCAGCAAATACATTTTTTCAGCACCTACAAAAGTCTTACCAAGTCCCATATCTAAGTAATAAGCACACCTGTTTTTATCATCAGTCAGGTTCAGCACTTCTTCCTGATGGGGCATGAATTGAAGATCATTCATTATTCGACCTTTCCTTCAATACGGTAATTGTTCCAGAACCATTTCTCATTATCTTCTTCCATGTAGTAGCCGCCTTTGCAAACCTTCTTGATTGTCATAATAGTACCGAGATACTGGCTCATTTCCGTGCTCCAGTTCTTTCCCGGATCATTTTCTTCTGGTGAAATAATTTTGACCTTATCACCCACTACTAAAGGTTTCTCCAGACTGAGATCAATTTGTAATTTTGCGACTTCAACGGCAGCTCTGTACACAAATGCATATTTTGAATCTTTGTGTGTCTGTGTGACCTTTTCAAGAAATTTATCAATCTTACCAAGGAAGCAACCACACTTGACAGTAATTTCATTGTCTTTATCTCTAAAGAATGTTGTGAAATCGTCCCGGCTACCAATAGCACCAATTACCAGTACATGACTTGCCGAAAAGACCTCGGCATCACCGCAAACCTTGGCATCACCGCAAACCTCGGCATCACCGCAAACCTTGGCATCACCGCAAACCTTGGCATCACCGCAAACCTTGGCATCACCGCAAACCTCGGCATCACCGCAAACCTTGGCATTGCCCCAAACCTTGGCATCACCGCAAACCTTGGCATTGCCCCAAACCTTG